ACGGGCGAGGTTAAGGAATCCCTCGTCGCAAAACGCCTCCGCGCCCTCGAGAACAAGGAAAAGGGCGACGAGTAATCGCCGGAACAACACCCGAAATTCATTAACAATTAAACATTCTCAATTATGGCCTCAACAGGACTCAATTTTCAGAACCTCACCCCCGACAACGGGGCGGTTAGGGACCTCCGGAAACTTATTTTCCTCTCCGTCCTCGGTGCCGACCAAATCGGCGCACTCGTAAATTTCCTCCCCAAGCAGAAACACGGCGAAAAGGTCGGTTTCGTTGGCGAGTTCGGCCTTATCGGTAAGGCGTCGACCAAATGCAACCCCGTTTTCGACAACGACATTATCTCAACGTCCGAAAAGACGTGGGACATCCCCGAGTGGGAGGTTGCCGAAAAGATTTGTTACGCCGACCTCGAGGGAACCCTCGCACAGGTCGGAATGAAAACAAAAACCGACATCGCGGACCTCACCGGGACGGAGTATATCGACTATGTCCTTATGCCCCGACTCGAACTCGCAATCCGCAAAATGTTGCTCCGTTTCGTGTGGTTCGGTGACAAGACCGCAAAGGTAGTCGCCGACGGCGGCATACTCAAGGCCGGAACCGACGTTTCCAAGTTCACCGTTACCGACGGCCTGTGGAAACGCCTGTTCGCAATCGTCGCCGCAAACCCCGCACGTCACACGGCAATCGCCGCGAACGCCGAAACATCGTGGACCGCACAAAGGGCCGCGTTTAGGGTCGCCGGAGTTGCAACGGGTACACTCGACAACCTTATCGAGGACGCGTCCCTCGTACTCCGTCAGTCCGAGGGCAAGGTTATTTACATTACACAGGCGTTCAAGGACGCCCTCGACCGCGACATCAAGCAGAACAACAAGGGGTCCGAGTTGCAGTGGGAATCCCTGTTCGACGGAATCGCAAAGTCCAAGTACAACGGAATCGACCTCGTTGTTATCCCGTTTTGGGACGAAATCATACAGGGTTACGAGGCAACCGCGAACGCGAATCAGTACAACAAACCGTTCCGCGCCCTGTTCTCGGTCAAGGATAACCTCCTCGCCGGGTCCGAGTCCGAAAACGAAATTGCGGACATCAAAATTTGGTTCAACATCGACGAACAGTTGAACAAGATTCTCGCAAAGGACAAAATCGGAACCCTTATCGCACAGGACGACCTCGTACAGGTTGCGTACTAATCCCGAACCGTGTATCATCCGGGGCGGCGGAACCGCCGCCCCTTTTTCGTAAACAATCAAAATTCAATTCAATATGTCAACTTGCGACAATTTCATTAAAAAGGCAATCGAGCGCAATTGCGACGAACCGTTCGTCGGCGGCCTCGAACTCGTCGGATACATCGGTAACAGGGCGCAAATTGATTTCGCAAACGTCGAATTCAAGGCGGGTTCGAAAAACGAAATTTCCGCGTTCCCCCTCATTGCCGGAGCAAAGATTTTCCCCGTCTATCAGACCGGAAAACGCCCGTTCTCCGGGTCGTCAAAGACCCTCAACGCCTCCGACCTCGGCGGTTATGTGACGAACAGGGTTCAATTTATCATTCTCGACAACTCCCCGGAGGTGTCCGCGAATATCATTGACCCCATCCTCGACGGCGAATTCTTTTTCATCCACGAGAACCGCGCAAAGCACCTCAAGGACGAGAACAACGCCGGGAACTCCGCGTTCGAAATCAAGGGATTTTATCAGGGTTTAACCCTCGCGGAGGGTTCCCTCGACCCCTATTCCGACGACACCAACGGCGGTTGGTCAATCGCCCTCGAGGAGGAAAAGGCCCCGACCTCCGGATTGTTCCTCAACGCGGGGACCTATTCCGCAACAAAGACCCTCATTTCAACCCTCGTCAACGGTCAGTAATCCCGGGGTATGAATTACGAGGAAATCAAACGTCGCGTTTCGGCGTGGGGGATTCAATCCGAATTCTCCACGTCCGAAAGGGCGACGATTGAGGAAATATATTTCGCGGTGTTCGGGCGAACGATTCCCAATTGTAATTGTCCGAATCGTTACCGGGACGCCGTTATCGAATTACGCATATTCATAAAAAATCATTCGACAATGGAAAAATCAAAATACATCCTCAAGGCCGGAGTCGTTATTCAGCCGTCCGGGACATCCGACGTTTACACCAACGACAACCTCACCGACGCCGTCGCGGAACAGTTCCTCAAAGAACGCCCCGGGGCGCGTGGTTTGTTTGAGGTAATACCCGATTCCGCCGACGCCGACAAAGGCCCGGAAAACGAAAAAG